GTTGCTAGCAACTGTAGTAGAGACCGTCCATTCCCGTAAGATGGCCTCAACATGCAGCTGCTCGTCGACACTAACACCCCATGTGTCGTCGAACGCAACCCTGCTGTCGTCAGTCACAACCGAGGGCTTAACCGCCCTCAGTTTCTCCAGGGTAGGTTCCACGCCAACTTCGTAGCGCACTTTGAGCGCAAGGCCACTGTCCAAGTCGAGGCGTCGCGGTTCTTCGCCACGACCGTTACGGATGAGCGCGAGGGCGAACTCCTGGAGTATAGGTATACCCCTGGCTAACGCCAACTCGCACATCCCAACGGCAGTCAGCATGGGGCGAACCATTTTCGGATCACCCCAATGCTTGACTCCGCACGCCGACTGTGACAGCACCTTCCTCCAGTTGCGCACGAAGCAAGGCCCGTCACTTAACATGACCACCTTGCTCTGGCAAAAGACCACGTCCTGGATGCGACTGGCAACATTCTCGATCTTCAGCTCCTGCCCGAAGGTCAGAAAAATGCCGGGCAATTTGGATGCCACACGTTCCCATTCACACCGCTCCACTATTAACAAACAGTCGTCACCATCATCTAGTATGTCCCACTTGGTGATCTGCAACTTTCGCATGCTGGCTCTGGTCATGCAGACCATATCTGTACAATTGCCGCAGGCGGTGTTGAAATCACCACTCATTCGCTTGCCGCGTACGCGATACTTTACGCCATTACTTGTACAGACCCTGTTGTCCAACTGCTCATCAAGCAGCTCATCAAACTCCGGATTCGATATGCAGCGTCGATAAAAGTTGTGCTCCTCACGAAGCACACGTTCATGCACATGCAGATCAAACTTAGAGCAATCCAAGCTGCCGATTATTGGGTCGGAAAACAGGGATATTTTGAGTTGCAACAGCTCTGCGCGGGCGCGTTGATTCAACCCCTTAGCTATTATGCGGGTCCCAGAATAACCACTCTTCAAGTGATAGAGTCGCTTCTCAATAGGCTTCAGGAATCTTGCGATCCTCACACCATAACGAGGATGGCGGCTCTGAATCATTCTAGGATCCGGATTATTTTTAGCATAGGGGTTGAATTTCTCCGATTTAACGAAGGCACTAACGCGTGAATCCGCCTTGCAGGGTGGTCGCTCACTCAAAGATTCTAAGGCGTCTTGGTACCGCTTACGCAACTTTGAATTAAAATATGCTAAGACTTGTTCGTACGACCATTCGCTACAGTGCCCCATCTGCTTCGCTAGCAACTTAGCCTCTCGGCGAAAGTCTGCTATTCCTTCATCAGTTGGTTCAGGCACTTCTTTACAAACACGATTGGTCGCACTAATTAGGTCATTGCAAATACAATTTTTATGAGTGAATGGGAGCCAAAGCCCAGGCACAGGGGGGACTAACCGGACTAAGTGACGACGAGATTCGCAAGCCCGATGCGCGGGTGGGCGCGGGGCCACGGCGTCTGCAGCGACCTGAGCCAGCACTGGCTCTCCGGCGACCGGATGCGCGCAAACGCCTGGCACGCGGATCGGGCCGACCTATTTGGGAGGTAGACTCCAAGCAGGTCGGTTCCACATCCGCCAGGCGGATCGCACGGCAACGATCCCGGAGGCCGCACTAGCAGCGGCATGAACGGCGGCCCACGCAAGGCGTGGGGCGCCGCTCGCCACTGCGGCCCTATTAAGGGCTGCCCTGGCGAAGGCTGCTGCGGCTGCCGCCGCCACGACCAAGGTGGTCTGGTCAGTGGCGTTAGGGTGACGGCGCTTCCATTGATCCCAACTGGACGGGACCAACCCTGCGGCTGCATCGTTGGCCTCGTCGATGCGCTCCTGGACTCGAGTGTCCGCGAGCATCCTTTGAAAGGACAGCTCCGGGGCACTAACG